ATACAGGCGAGGCAATCTGACTCTTAAAGTTGCCACCTAGGTTAAAACCCTCGAGACAAATCTCGAGGTAAAATACCAGATGGCTTCTATAAAAAGCCGAGAATGTCTCCTTTATGCGCTAACATAAGACGTGCGGGTCGCTCGCACGATTATACTCATACCTATGTCTCCATAGTTGCATGAATATTAACGAATCTTAAAACAAAAATAAGATCACAGATACAAGATTCTTACAAAGAATATCTGTGAAATTTCCTAATATACATAATAATATTACAAATGAATTTATGTGAGTTCATTCATGGTGTATTCATAATAAATGGGTACACCAGTGAAGAAAAATAAGGAAAAATCTTCGCCAACAGCATCATACTGCTGATAAACAGCAGCAGAGTGAACTCTATTGCGCGTAGATGGTACGTTGATATCAAGAGTAGCAACGCGATGAGAATTACAATCCAAGGTTTGTGCACGGATGGTACGACTAGCAGAAAAGCGCTTTGGCATATAATATGGGAGTTCAACTTCAATAGTATCATTAACTCCAACATTAGTTGTCGCAGAACCATTTCCACTTGTATTCGCCCACCGAGATGTCAAATATTTTTGGTACACATCCCTTCCAGCAGTGATGAGAATTTCAGAGTCGAAAAAATCACCATTGCCAGTGGATTGATATTCACCACGAGATACAACGGGTGTTTGATGAGATCCGCAAGCCAGAAAGTAATATTTCTTTCTAAAAGATCCTCGAAACCCTCCATAAGCTGGTAAAAACCATGAACTGAAGGTAGTTGGACCAAGAGTTAAAGGTGTAACACCATCCTGTGCCATATCAATCCCTGAAGGATCATAGCCAGTGTGGTACGGCATGTTTTTATTACGAAGTCCACTAATACGAATAGCATCATTATTCGCACTTGGTGGATACCAATATCTAGTAAAAATATACCTCTTACACAACTCCCTAATCGAACACGGAGGATCCCCATAGAAGACTAAATAAGTGGAGTCATCTTGATCTGACTTGCTTGCAATTGTCATCAATTCATTAGGCGCTGTGGGTTTATCAGAGAGTGTTGTATTCCCAGTTTCAACATTGGGAGCACTACTCTGAGAATTCAAAACTGGCTCGGGCCATAAATGGAATTCTTGAAGAAGAGAATTCCTAGGCGCTGCAAATTTGAAATCATCACAAGCCGAAACGAAAACATTGACGGAAATAGGTGAATCAATACTAGGACACACCAAATCATTGAGAACCGTAAGTTCTAGAATACCGTTTTCCTGACCTTGATTGTTTGGTAAACGTGAAATATGAGAAAAATTGCTTCCAGTAGCATACGGTCTTCCGCAATCTAACCAGGGTACTGCTTGACCCCAGCCAATGACAATTTCAAAATCATCCGTTTCTGCGATATCAACTACACGAGAGTAATTGGTGTTATAATCTACAGCTGAAGTAAACTGATTTGGATCCCACCTGGCCAAAATACGCCCTTTGTGGAAATCACTCTTCACCACTTGAAATCTAAATTTAATGGATCCTTGCCATTTTTCAAAGCAAGTTGCCATATGAGCCAATGGTGTCATATGGATCTCACCTTGAATGTTGTTTAACTGCATAGGTAAAACCCTAGTGTTCCACAACAAGCTATCAGCATTTAAATTTGGATTCCATGTAAATGAAGTGAGATAAGATTCTCTTTTAACATAATCGAGAATACCCATCTCATCAGTTCCTTCAAGACCAACAGTTCGTGAATCAACAGTGAGTTCTGCTTTACTGTCCAAAGTCAACTTCATGGCAGCATCAGCTGCATCAGTATTAGCCAAATTACCTTGCGGCAATGGTTTATACAAAGCTATGTCAGTAATGATATTTGGGCGCGAATAACCAAACATTTGGGCAATCTTACTGGTAGCATTAGCTCCAATTTGAGTTGCCGTCATGTAAGGTCCTATGACTGGTAGACTGGATAAAGAACCAGCCGCTTTAGCAATAGCTGCAGCAGGCTTGGAAATAATACCTTGTCCATATTCGTCCCTAGAATTTAAAGTATTGCTGGTATCGTTAACAGAATTATTCTTTTTACCACGTCGCCCGCTTTGCGAGGACAATGGTGGATCAAAACCTGTGGGTATAGTTAATACTATATCCTCAGCCCAGATGTAAGTGGTAATGGTAACTGGATCATTACCTCCATTTGCATGGAGGAGATTACCGAAAGAGGCAATAACAACCTCTCCCATATCATTCCAATCAGCATCTGGAATCCTTAAATAATTCTGCGGCCAGAAAAAAGGTACACTCAATTCACCACCAGTATTCTTGGTGGGATTCAAGAAAAAGTGGGGCTTTTGTGAAGCTTGGATCAAGTCCTGAGTAATGAAATTTCGACTAACAGTAACTTGATCTCCTTGTGTATACGGATTATATGAGACTAATGCACGTCCATAATGAAATTTCGTACCCGAAATAACCATTTTGAAACGCAATTTCATCCTAAGTAATTCATAATTCTTAATCTTATCGCGAACATAAGGATTTTCACAAAACGCTGCCCAGGGATTAAACTTATAGAAAAACGGCTGTCCAACTATCCAAGTTTGAGCAGATTGACGAATAGGTCGCTTAAGAAAATTCCCAAGCTCACTATCATCATTATTTGCCAAATCCATAGTGGAATCGTACATCCCTACCATTTCGGTCGTCCAACCAGCATCTTGATCAGCAAATGAAGTAATTTGTTCTGTAGTCATAGAAGACATCTCCACCTCGTTAGTTCCGGGCGGAGGTTGACTGTCACTAACAACTCCAGATTGAGATTCGAATATCATACTTTCTAAGTAAGCAATTCTCTTAGAAAGTTGAA